ATGACAACAGCGACAAAAAACAACCTCGCATCTGCTGCTAACGAATCCGAATTTGAACTGACCGTAACGCAGATACCCGACGAACAGCGTATCTGCTTCTGGCCGCAGTACTTTGGCTCTATCCCACAATGGATAACGCTGGAACCCCGCATTTTCGCCTGGATGGACCGCTTCTGTGACGAGTACAACAGTGGTATCTGGTCCTTTTACACGCTCAGCAATGGCGGCGCGTTTATGGCCCCTGATGCTGACGTTGACGATAAATGGCATCTGTTCAACGGCATGAACGGCAATGGTGCGCAAATGAGCGCGGAAGCCGCAGGTATCGCTGTCTGTCTGATTGAATACAGCCATCACGCCTGTCGCACCGAATGTGATGCCATGACTGAGCACTATTACCGCCTGCGGGATTACGCCCTGCAGCACCCTGAATCCAGCGCCATTTTGCGCATTATTGATTAAGGATACCCATGATGGAACAGTCACTTAGCCCACTAAGTCCGATACTTCCACTAACCGCACAACGCACGATAAAACGCGCCTTAACACTGCTTGATCGACACCTGCGCGAAACAGGCGTGGCATTCACCTCTACTCAGGCTGCCCGTGACTGGCTGAAACTGAAAATGGCGGGACTGGAGCGCGAAGAGTTTATGGTGCTGTATCTGAACCAGCAGAACCAGTTGATTGCCCACGAAACCCTGTTTGCCGGTTCTATTAGCAGTACCGAGGTACATCCCCGCGAGGTGGTCAAACGCGCCCTGTACTTCAATGCGGCAGCAGTGTTATTTGCGCACAACCATCCCTCCGGTGACATCACACCCAGCCAAGCAGATAAGACCATCACGCAGCGTTTGGTGCAGGCACTTCAGCTCGTTGATATCCGCGTCCCTGACCATCTGATTGTCGGTGGCAGGCAAATCTATTCGTTCGCAGAACACGGTCTGCTGTGAGGTATTACATGAAAATTATCAGTAAACGCCGGGCAATGACGATATATCGCCAGCATCCTGAGTCCCGAATATTTCGCTACTGCACTGGAAAATATCAGTGGCACGATAGCGTCTGTCATTACACCGGAAGGGATGTTCCGGATATCACAGGAGTCCTGGCTGTGTACGCCGAACGCCGCCAGGACCGCAACGGGCCTTACGCCTGCCTGATGAGTATCACCCTGAACTGACAATAAATGAGGTTATCAATGTGTAACATCACATGGGGCCTGCAGCGGAATATCACGCCGCGCCTGGGAGCCCGTCTGGTGCAGGAAGGGAACCGGATGCATTATCTGGCTGACCGGGCCAGCATCACCGGCAAGTTCAGTGACACCGAATGCCGGAAGCTGGATGAAACATTCCCGCACTTTATCCGCCAGATGGAATCGATGCTGACCACTGGTGAAATGAATCCCCGCAATGCCCACTGTGTCACCCTGTTCCACAACGGTTTCACCTGTGAAGCCGACACCCTTGGCAGTTGCGGTTACGTGTACATCGCCATTTATCCCACCCAGCGCTAATAACTTTCACGAGAGCAAACATGAAAACTTTACCTGCAACAACTCAGCGGGCGGTGAAGCCCTGCCTGTCACCCGTGGCTGTCTGGCAAATGCTACTGACACGCCTGCTGGAACAGCACTATGGTCTCACCCTCAACGACACACCGTTCAGTGAGGAACGTGTTATACAGGAACATATCGATGCCGGGATCTCGCTGGCTGATGCCGTGAATTTTCTGGTGGAAAAATACGAACTGGTGCGTATCGACAGGAAGGGATTTAACTGGCAGGAACAATCCCCTTATCTCCGGGCTGTAGACATTCTGCGAGCGCGGCAGGCAACTGGCTTGTTGCGGCAAAGCCGTAAAAATTCGGTACGGTGAATATTACAGGCAGTGCTACTGGCTTTCATCACTATCCGGGGATGCTGGCAGCGAGATGAAGAGGGCAGGGTAGCAATTCCTTACCTGACCCATTACCTGACCCAAATCGCATCCAAAGAAAAAGGAGTCAGACGATTTCTAATCTAACTCCTTGTTTTGTTTGGTGGCCCCTGCTGGACTTGAACCAGCGACCAAGCGATTATGAGTCCGAACTATATTTCAATAAAAACAATTATTTACTGTGAAATCAAGCGCATAGAATTTCGTATATTGTCGAAAAGTATTGCATAGTGGTGCGCTGTGCTGCCATTTTGCTGCCACCTATCAGGTTTAAAGGGTTGAGTTGAACCGCTTCTGTAAGGTGGTCAGGTGCAAAGTGAGCATAACGCATTGTGACTTTAATATCTGTATGTCCAAGGATACGTTGTAAGACCAGAATATTGCCGCCGCCCATCATGAAATGGCTTGCAAAAGTATGTCGTAGAACATGTGAAAGCTGACCGTCTGGCAGCTCTATCCCCGCGCGCTTAATTGCGCTCCTGAATGCTGAATAACATCCGGTAAAGAGTGGTTTGGAGGTTCGGTTTTTGGGTAGCAACTCGTACAGTTCATCACTGATTGGAACTGCGCGGTTTTTTTTACCTTTCGTTTTGATAAAAGTGATTTTGCCGGGGCTTATCTGTTTACCCGTTAATCCTTCCGCCTCTCCCCATCTTGCGCCGGTCGCAAGGCAGATTTTAACAATTGTGGTTAAATCCCCAGCTTTGCTTTTCTCGCATTCTTCAAGCAAACGCGTCGCTTCCTCAACCGTCAGCCAGGCCAGTTCGACTTCTGCGATCTTAAACTCTCTGACGTTTTCGAGAGGGTTTGGCGCTGTCCAGTCATCAAGTCTTTTCAGTTCATTGAACATAGCCCGAAAGTAAGCCAGTTCGAGGTTTACCGTACGAGGAGTCACGGCCTTAACGCGATCAGAGCGGGTTATTTTTCCGCTTAACCGCTGTTCTCTATACGTTGAGAACAGTTTAGCGTTGAACTCAGTTGCAAGGGGATCACCCATAGCGAGACAGGCAAACTCCATTGCACCTTTGCGCTTTTCACCATCAGCAAGCGTCACACCATGGGCGTTATACCAGGCTGTAACCAAATCCCTAACACGGCGTTTGTCAGTTTTTTCACCCAGCCACGGCTTGTCCTGGGCTTGTTCCTTAACATGGCGCTCGAACGCCAGGGCTTCCCCCTTTGTGGCGAACTGGCGCCGGATGCGTTTCCCTTCGCGGCCGTTGGGGAAGACTTGCGCTTGCCACTTACCGTTACTTAATTTGCTTACTGCCATCGTTACACCTCTGGAAGTGGATAAAGCAGCGTAATCCAGTCGTATACGTTGATGACTTCGCCAGAGTCGCGGAGAACAATTTCTTGACCCTCAATCCTATCAATACGAAATGTGCGCAACTGTCTGCGTAAATGGCAATAACCAGTAATATGCACTTCATCTACTTCTTTCACATCGACTTCTCTGAAGCTTTTTTCGTTACAGGCATTGAGGTAACTAAAAGAAATAAGTTGATAGTTAGACGAATTCAACGATGCAGGAATTTGTATTGGTTGGTCTATCGCTGACTGCTCAGGCGCTGCATTGGAAGGTTTGGTCTTGTTATCAAAAAGTATTCCCATAGTTCCGAATAAAGCAAACCCGGTAAAAATATGAGCGGCAATGATATGTAAAGACCTGAATATAAAATAAAGGCCGATAAAAAATACAGCAACAATCATGCAATTAATTAAAGTGCTGTTTGTCTTTTTTTTATTTCCCAAATTCATTCCTACGACAACGCCGCAGATAATCATTAGGACTACTTCCATTGCTAAAAGCATCTATTAATCCATGAATTCTGTTTTACTGATGATTTTCCCCAATACTTTAACGTCTGTTACGGCACATTCAAAAGATGCCTTTCCATTCTCTATACGTACACGTCCAGCTGGAAAGCGGTACACCTCACGGACACTGGCAATGCCATCGATCTCGATAAACCAGAAACCATCTACTAACTCGCCGTCATAGCTATCAGCCATATAGCTAATTTTGTCAGACGTCAAAATGAAAGGTGATTTCAATCCCTCAGGAATGGTTGAAACGTCAACTATCACGTCATTCTGGGTTGTTAAGTTCCCATTTGTGATGTCGATGCGTTTCAGATGGATGGAGCGGTCATCTCTGTTATCTACAAATTTGCTTCCAGAACCGGTGCTAAGCCAGATTAACGAAGCTCCCGTTTCAAGATGACAGACGATTACCCAATCCGCAGGGAAGGTATCACGCGCATACCTGTTAGCCATTGTGCTTTGAGACACGCCGAGCTGCCTGCAGAGGGTGATTCGAGTGGTAAATCCATACGCCTCAAGTATGCGGGCGATGACCTCTTTCCCACCGCGATTCTGTGCGATGCAATCTCGAATCAGGTTTAAATCATCCTGTTTTGCGAAGTTGTTTGTTGACATAATGGTTTTGTGATCCTAACATCTCGATTCAAGAAGTATTGAATAGCGTTAAACAGTGCTGAATAGTGAGTTCAGCGCTCAAACTGAGGAATAGTGCATCATGAGTCGACAACTTTCAATGCGGCCAAGCATCAACCTTGTGATATCTGAGCCATTCATCACGCTCGATGAGTTCTGCCGCCGTACAGGTTACAAGCCAAGCTATGCCCGCCAAATGATCCGTGAAAACCGACTTCCTATCAGGAAGAAGGCCGGAGTTAACAGCCTTATCGAAATAAACATGTTTGCTTTAACGATGGAAGCGGCTCAGGGCTGCGAAGTCACAATGCAAGCCTGATAGTTCCATTTTGGGATAAAAAAGGACTTACAACATGTTTGATTATCGCGTTTCCAAACATCCTCACTTTGATGAAGCCTGCCGCGTTTTCGCACTGCGCCACAACATGGCGAAGCTTGCAGACCAGACAGGAATGAAGGTCCAGACGCTGCGCAACAAGCTTAACCCTGAGCAGCCCCATCAGCTCACGCCGCCGGAAATCTGGCTGCTGACGGATATCACTGAGGACTCCACGCTGGTTGATGGTTTCCTAGCTCAAATTCATTGCCTGCCGTGCGTACCTACGAACGAAGTGGCAAAAGAGAAGCTGCCGCATTACGTCATGAGCGCCACTGCTGAAATCGGACGTGTTGCCTCCAGCGCCGTATCGGGTGATGTGAGAACCACCGCAGGCCGCCGCGATGTTATCAGCAGCATTAACTCTGTTACTCGTCTGATGGCACTGGCTGCCGTTTCGATGCAGGCGCGTTTACAGGCTAACCCGGCGATGGCAAGCGCGGTGGATACCGTGACGGGCCTCGGCGCTTCGTTCGGTCTAATCTGAGGTGGTTATGATGACTAAAGAACCATCTTTTGCATCACTTCTTGTAAAGCAAAGCCCGGCAATGCACTACGGTCATGGCTGGATCATGGGGAAGGATGGCAAACGCTGGCACCCGTGCCGCTCTCAGGATGAACTGCTGGCTGACCTGTCCACAACCAAACAGGGGAAATCATGGCTATTGAAGGCGCTACGGCGACTGTTCCATTAAGCCCCGGTAAACGCCTGGACGGACTGAACCATATTGCGGAATTGAGGGCTAAAGTGTTTGGTCTGAATATTGAGCCGGAGCTTGAAAGGTTTATTAAAGATATGCGCGATCCACGCGACGTAAATAATAAACAGAATGAGCGGGCACTGGCAGCCATTTTTTATATGGCAAAAATTCCGGCAGAACGTCACGGCGTCAATATTAGTGATCTGACTACTGACGAAAAGCGGGAACTGGTGAAAGCAATGAATCATTTTCGTGCAGTGGTGAGCTTATTTCCAAAGCGGCTAACCATGCCGAATTAACCCACAACAGAAATTAATGGCGTAAACCCGCCGGGCTTCTTATTGCCCAAATTCAGGAGAAACAACTATGCGAAATATTGAAACCCGTACCATTAAAACAGGACCAGATGATGCTGGACTCAACCTGCTGCTGACTGAGGCACGCAAAGAAGAACGCCGGGGACGCGCAGATGTGATGGCTGCGCGTCTGGATTCTTTAGCTGCCCGTATCGTGTCACGTCAGCTTAACCACACGGAAGCAGCTGAGCTGCTGCGTCAGGAAGCTGTGAAGATTCAGAACGAAGCGCAGGAGATCCACTGATGGCTGATTCAATGGACCTCGTACAGCAGCGCGTTGAAGAAGAACGCCAGCGCCACATCCACACCGCCCGCAATAAGGCACCGGGCGTTTCCCGTGTTCTCTGCATTGATTGCGATGCGCCGATCCCGCCAGCTCGCCGCCGCGCCATTCCGGGCGTGCAGTGCTGCGTCACTTGTCAGGAAATTGCAGAGCTGAAAGGCAAACACTACAACGGGGGTGCTGTATGAGCACTATCCTGAAATGGGCGGGAAATAAAACCGCCATCATGCCGGAACTGATTAAGCACCTTCCTGCTGGCCCGCGACTGGTTGAACCTTTCGCGGGTTCATGCGCTGTAATGATGGCGACAGACTATCCTCATTATCTTGTCGCGGATATTAATCCCGATCTTATCAATCTCTATAAAAAAATTGCCCTTGATTGTGAAGCTTTCATATCACGCGCAAAAAATATTTTTGCGATTGCGAATAGAGAAGTGGCTTATTACAACATTAGGCATGAATTTAATCATTCCTCTGAAATTACTGATTTCATGAAAGCAGTATATTTCCTTTATCTGAATCGTCATGGTTATCGTGGGCTGTGCCGCTATAACTTGAGCGGTCATTTTAATGTCCCTTACGGTAATTATAAAAATCCGTATTTTCCTGAAAATGAGATACGCGCTTTTGCAGAAAAGGCTCAAAGCGCAACGTTTATCTGTGCCAGCTATGACGAAACACTGGCGCTGCTGCGGACGGGTGATGTTGTTTATTGTGACCCACCATACGATGGCACGTTTACCGCTTATCACACTGCCGGTTTTACGGAGGACGATCAGTATCATCTGGCGTCTATTCTTGAACGCCGGTCATCAGAAGGTCACCCGGTTATCGTGTCCAACAGCGACACGTCCCTGACCAGTTCGCTTTATCGTAATTTTACCCGCCATCGCATCACTGCAAAGCGCAGCATGGGCGTGGCTGCCGGTGATAGTAAGTCCGCAGCGGAAATAATCGCCGTTTCAGGAGCAACACGCTTTAACCGGGTTTATTCCACACACGGGGATGTGTGCTCGGTTATTTTAGAGGTGCGGGCGTGACGGTAGGCAAGTTCGCGTCCCACAATGTAGCAACCACCGGCGGCTCGAATGAGGCCGCCGTGGCCTTTCCATGGAATAACCCAAAAAAAGCGGTTAATCCATATCTGGACCCGGCGGAAGTTGCGCCGGAGTCTGCGCTTTCAAACCTGATCGCTCTTTACGCTGCGGATAACGAGCAGGAGCAGTTGCGCCGTGAAGCGCTGAGTGATGAGGTATGGGAACGATATTTCTTCAATGAGTCCCGCGATCCTGTCCAGCGCGAAATGGAGCAGGACCGGCTGATTAGTCGTGCCAAAATGGCGCGCGAGCAGCAGCGTTTTAATCCTGATCTGGTCATTCTGGCTGACGTTAACGCCATGCCGCCCCACATCAGCAAGCCTTTGCTGGAACGGATTAAATATTTCCATAGCCTGGGCAGGGCAAAGGCTTATTCCCGCTACCTGCGCGAAACAATCAGGCCGTGTCTTGAGCGGCTGGAGAGCGTGCGTGACAGTCAGGTGTCTGCGTCTTTCCGGTTCATGGCGAGCCATGACGGGCTGGAGGGGCTGCTGGTACTGCCAGAAATGAATCAGGATCAGGTCAAGCGCCTTTCCACGCTGGTTGCGGCACATATGAGCATGTGTCTTGATGCGGCCTGCGGTGATCTGTTTGTCAGTGACGATGTTAAACCAGAAGAAATCCGCCAGGCATGGGAAAGGGTTGCTGCAGAAGCCATGCGCCTTGAGGTCATCCCGCCAGCGTTTGAACGGTTACGCCGCAAAAAGCGCCGCCGCAAGCCGGTGCCTTATGAACTGATCCCACCATCGCTGGCGCGTATGCTGTGCGCGGACTGGTGGTATCGCAAACTGTGGCAGATGCGCTGCGAGTGGCGGGAGGAACATCTGCGCGCCGTCTGCCTGGTCAACAAAAAAGCGTCCCCGTATGTCAGCTATGAAGCCGTGATCCACAAACGCGAGCAGCGCCGCAAATCGCTGGAGTTCTTCCGCTCGCATGAGCTGGTCAACGAAGACGGCGACACGCTGGACATGGAAGACGTGGTGAACGCCAGCAACAGCAACCCGGCACACCGCCGTAATGAAATGATGGCCTGTGTTAAGGGACTGGAGCTGATCGCGGAAATGCGCGGAGACTGCGCAGTGTTTTATACCATCACCTGCCCGTCACGCTTCCACGCAACCCTCAACAACGGCAGACCTAATCCGAAGTGGACCAGTGCCACTGTCCGGCAGAGCAGTGACTACCTGGTTGATACGTTCGCCGCTTTCCGCAAGGCAATGCACAAGGCCGGGCTGCGCTGGTATGGCGTCCGTGTGGCAGAGCCGCACCATGACGGCACCGTGCACTGGCATCTTCTGTGCTTCATGCGCAAAAAAGACCGCCGTTCCATCACCGCGCTGCTGCGTAAGTTTGCCATCCGTGAAGACCGCGAGGAGCTGGGCACCAATACCGGGCCGCGCTTCAAGTCCGAGCTTATCAACCCGCGCAAGGGTACGCCGACCAGCTATATCGCCAAATACATCAGCAAGAACATCGACGGGCGCGGGCTGGCTAAAGAAATTAGCAAAGAAACAGGCAGATCACTGCGTGACAGCGCCGAGCATGTCAGCGCCTGGGCGTCACTGCACCGTGTCCAGCAATTTCGCTTCTTTGGCATTCCGGGGCGTCAGGCATACCGCGAGCTGCGCTTGCTGGCTGGTCAGGCTGCGAGAGTGCAGGGCGAACGCAAAGCGGGTGAGCCGGCACTGGATAATCCGCGTCTGGATGCGGTGCTGGCGGCGGCTGATGCGGGCTGCTTTGCCACCTACATCATGAAGCAGGGCGGTGTGCTGGTTCCCCGCAAACATCACCTTGTCCGCACGGCATATGAGCTTAACGACGAGCCGAGCGCCTACGGCGATCACGGTATCCGTATCTATGGCATCTGGTCCCCGATTGCGGAGGGCAAGATTTGCACGCACGCGGTGAAGTGGAAAAAGGTTCGTAAGGCCGTTGACGTTCAGGAGGCGGCAGCCGACCAGGGCGCTTGCGCCCCTTGGACTCGTGGCAATAACTGTCCCCCTGTTGAAAATCTGAACAAATCAGGGGGTGATTTACCCGATATTAAAACCATGGATGAGAAGGAGCTGCAGGAATATCTCCACAACATGGGTCAGAAGGAACGGCGAGAGCTGACAGCCAGGTTAAGGCTGGTAAAACCGAAGCGGAAAAAAGCATACAAACAGACTATTTCGGATCAGCAGCGCCTGCAGCTTGAGGCAGAACTGAGTTCAAGAGGGTTCGATGGTAGTGAGTCAGAGATTGACCTACTTCTGCGCGGTGGCAGTATTCCGTCAGGGGGAGGGCTACGTATTCTTTACCGCAATCACCGCCTGCAGGAAGATGACAAATGGCGTCAGTGGTACTGATGCCGCAGCTTTAACAATTCCTGCTCTTATTGATCCGTGTCAGAGCTATCTGATTGAGAATAAAAAAAGCGTTTTACAATTAGAAATCTCTACTATACTGTATGTATAAACAGTGGATATATATACAGTTATGTTGTGTATCTGAAGTAATGATAGGAGGGAAAATGCAGGACTATCTTTTGGAGTCGTTGAAACTCCAGCGCATTGATTTTTTTATCAAGCTTGTAGCGGCTAGTGAGTGCAGCGACGAAGAAAAGCGGCTGGCTATCCAGTGGGTGTCCGAACTGACTGACGAGCTGATGGCGAAAATCCGCAGCCATGAATACTGCCGGTCGATGGACGTAACCAGTTAAGGGGAATCTGTATGCGCATTGAAATAATGATCGATAAAGAGCAGAAGATTAGCCAGGCTACACTGGACGCCCTTGAATCCGAGCTTTACCGTAATTTGCGCCCTCTGTATCCCAAAACAGCAATTCGTATCCGTAAGGGCAGCGCCAACGGCGTTGAGCTGAGCGGGTTAAAACTGGATGAAGACAAAAAGCGAGTGATGGAAATAATGCAGCAGGTCTGGGAGGACGACAGCTGGTTACATTAGCGAACGTTGCGGACGATAAAACTGGTTTTTTACCGTCCGCAAGGTTGAACAACGAGCTATGCGAGGCGTTAGTGCTGTTGTGCATGTCTATGCCGCATGAAATCGCATGATCGTTTGAGGATCGTTTTTGCTGAGGCCCGCCAGAACTGGCGGGCTTTTGCTTATGTCATGCAGGTGCATGAAAACCACTACACAAAGCGGGCAGGCGTGGCGGGGATACGAGCGCGCGCAACGGGGTGAAATAATGAAAATCAGGTGCAGTCCTCGCCGATAACAGCGGTTTGGCTTTGCCCTGTAAACGCCTAAGTTATATCATGAGCAAAAATGATCAAAAAAGGCTCAGTGAATGGGATTAGGATTAAAAGATGGTATTTTGCATACAGCTGCTTTCCATCGAAAAGAAACTAACAAGCTGCTTTTGCCGAATAATCATTGCCATCCCGGTTTCATAACGGTTTTAGCTGCGTATGTGAATCATCATAAAATTACAGAAGATGATTGCACGTTACCTTCTCCAGAGTATATGCGTGCAATTAATCTGCAGGGTGCCCTTTGGGGTGAAGACCAATACCGGCAAGAGCGTGTTAACGTCGGTAGAAACTATAGCCTTGTCACTGCATTAACAAACGTAGAGGCTGTTGACGTTGCAACCAGCAGTATCAACAGTTGTGTGAGGCAATTAACTTTCCCGGATCGTGGGCCGGGTGAGTATCCTAAAGGACTTACGGACCTTACGCATGTTATAGGTGAGCTTCACGACAACGTATGGTCACATGGCAAATCGACCGGCTTCTCTTTTGCACAGCGATATGCTGTACCTTACACACAAAGGAGAGAGCATTTTTTAGAGTTCTCTCTTGCTGACTGTGGATTTGGATTTTTAAGAGAATTGCGGCGTGCAGGTATAGCCAATATTGAAACGCATCAGGACGCAATTGCATGGTGTATTCAGGAAGGGCATTCCTCTAAGCACGCTGACTTACAGGACGATTGGGCGCAGCAGCTCCCCCAAGACTTCATTGGTGGAAGTATGTTTGGTAGCGGTGTGGCGGTAAAAGAAAAAGATAATAATCATCAAGGGCTTGGCTTGTACCACTTGATGAAATTGGTAAAAACTTATAACGGGGAATTGCAACTGGCTACAGGAAATGTATGCTTAGAGGCAACTGGTGATGAAGTGAGCTACACTGAATTACGTAACGAGTGGCAGGGTGTTGCTATTTCGTGCCGTTTTAAGATTCATGAACTGGCAGTTGATAAAGATAACGAAGAAAATGACCCTCAGCTTATGGAAATCATGCGGGCGTTAGGAGGAGAGTAATGAACAAAATCGCATACAAGTTGCCCGAGGGTGACCTGGCTTCGCGCAATCAGGCTATCCCCCAACGGCACAAGATTGAAGTTTTTATCAATGAGGGGAACTCTGTAGATTTGGATTTAAGTGGGGTTTATTCAATTTCCGAGTCATACTCTGATGAAATTTTTGGTGTGCTAGTTGTTAAGTTTGGTGTTACCAAAGTTTTGAGTCAGGTAAAAATCCGGAACGCATCCCCTTCAATTTTAAAAAGCATTGCAAAGGTAATCCAACGTCGCAGTAATGAAGTCGCATCAAAGAAGGTGCATTCTGTTGGATTTGATGGCGCGTATGCTGTTTGCTGATACTTAATCGTAATGAAAAGGGCGCTCTAGATGAGCGCCTTTTTTCTATCTTATTCCTGAACATTTAAGGTATATGCTTCAAAGCGGATCACTTCTTCGCCCAGCCAGTCGTTAAGCTCCTGCAGTCGCTTCTGCAATGGCATCAGCTCGTTGCGGACAAAGACGCGGCTGGCCTTTTCCACATCACCAAAGCCGCCGGTATTGTTGGGAATAATGCCCATCATCTGCGGCGGTACGCGGTGCGCTGCCATCATGTCATCGCGGCTCACGTTCTTGATGTTCAGAAACTCGTCTTTCGCCGCAACCTCTGATAACGGGATGATCTGGATGCCGTCCTTTTTGCCGTTGGGCGAATACATAAACAGGTTGCGGAAGTTACCCGGTCCTTTGGCACTTTTCATTGCCTGGCGGATATTGTTCACGTCCTCCTGATTCTGTGCTGCGTCGGTCATGTACATGATGAAACCCGCGTGGCTGCCGTTGATGTAATACTTCCGGCGGAACAGCGTTGCGGACTCGTTGAGCAGGGTTGACGGAATGGCGGAGAGATAGCCGGGCAGCCCGTAAATCTCCTGGTTAATATCCGGCTCCAGCAGATGAAATATGTTGCCCTGCGTAAATTCATAGGGCTGCGTGGTCAGGCCATACTGCACAAACCAGTAGGTGTCGAGGTCCACGCCTCGCCGCGTGTACTTCGCCAGCGCTGGCTCAAGTGAGAGAACGCCGCCGAGCCGGTTGGTGCGTTTTTCCAGATAGGCGTTACCGAACACCAGGTAGTCCTGAACGAAACGGGTAAAAGCCTGCTGGCTGAGCAGGCGGTGCGGGATGTAGGTACTGCTGAGAATGTCACGCTTAACGGCAATCGGTGAGCTGTGATGCACGGCGGCGCGATAGGTCCGCGCCAGTCCGTCAAAGCTCACCGGCGGCTCATACCAGCGGTCCATCTGTACGCATTCCACGTAGTCCAGCAATTCGCGTCGGTCTAACACTGGCACCGGGTCGCCAAAGCTGAACGCCTCCGCCGCAGCGCCGCCAGATTGTGCGTTGTGATCTACCGCTGCGCGGTTATTCTTGTTTTTACGTTTGCTCATGCCGCCTGCTCCTTGTCAGCCTGGGGCCATTCGCACATAAACAGCATTTTCCAGTCCTCTGCTGATAATTCTTTTTTCATGTCATTCAGCCATTCATCATCAAAGAGCGCGGCTCCGGTTGCGAGCGTTGCCCCGGATGCTGCAGCGTCATCAGCGGTAAAGGTCATGCAGGTAGTGCTGTTGCGGGCAATCAGCTTCTTATATTCCTGCCATGCTTCCGGGTTGGGGCTTGGGGTGGTGTAGTAGGTAGCGTGATAGCGTGCGTGCATCAGAAAATCTCCACAATATTGCTGGTATTGGCGGCTTCGCCCTGCAGCGGTTCGTTAAACAGTGCGTGCATCGTTGCCCAGGCCAAATCTGCGTGGCTGGCTTCTTCGCTGCGGCTGGCTTCATAGGTTGGGCGGTTGCCGCTGGCGGTTGTGGCCCGGCGGATAGCCATAAAGGACTGCGCAATGTCGGTATGCCCGGCGTCGAACTCCAGACGCCGGTGGCTGATAATGTCGTATGCCTTGAGCACCAGGGCGTTTTTGACGTTGGGGTTGTAGACAAACTCCCGCACCGCAGGAAAGAACGCTTTCACGTTCTCATAAACACCGTGACCGACACCGGTCGAGTCGATGCCGATATAGGTCACGTTGTACTGCTGCGTCAGCTTTTTGATGGCGTCAGCCTGGGCGCGGAAGTCCATACCGCGCCACTGGTGCCGCTCAAGTATGCGGAACTTGCCGCCCGGCACGGCTGGCGGTGCCACCACCACACACCCGGCGCTGTCACCGTTCTGCGTCCCTTTCGCCGGGTCGTATCCGATCCAGACTTCGCGCCAGCCAAACGGACGCAGCGCCAGCGCCTGAAAATCGGACCAGACTTCCCAGCTGTCCACCATGCACGCCTGCAGCTCGCTGAGCGGGAACACTGACGCCAGATCGTCAATAAATTCGCACATCAGCAGGTTCTGGTATTCGTCCGGGCTGTACTCCATGCGCAGCTGGTCGAGGTCGAACAGATTACAGCCGCCGCGCACGGCATCCTCCACGGTGACGATCTGGCGATACTGTCCGTCCGGGCAGAGCACGCCGCGCGCAAGGTTGCTGTGGGTCAGGTCAATATCCACCTTGTCCGCTTTGGCGCGGCCCCGGTTGAACAGCGCGCCGGACCAGAAGGGATAGGCGCTGTGGGTCAGGCTGGACGGCGTGGAGAAGTAGGTTTGCCGCCATTTCTTGTGAATGGCCATGCCGGAGGCAACCTTGCGCAGCTCCTGGAATTTCGGTATCCAGAAATATTCATCAAGGTACAGGTTGCCGTGGTAGCTCTGCGCCGTTCGGGCATTGGTGCCGAGGAAGTACAAGCACGCGCCGTTGCTGAGCGTCATCGGGTCGCCTTTCAGCTCAACATCCACCTCTTTTGCAAAGTCGATGATGTACTGCTTAAAAACGTGTGCCTGCGCCTTACTGGCTGAGAGAAAAATCTGGTTGCGCCCCGTGGTGATGGCGTCAATCAGCGCCTCACGGGCAAAAAAGTATGTTGCCCCGATCTGGCGTGATTTAAGCAGGTTGCGAATGCGGTGTTTTACGCCCGCCTGCCACCAGTGGCGCTGATATTCAAACATGCCGTTGCGGAAGATTTCTTCCAGCTTTTCGGTCTGTTCATCAGTGAAAACATTCTTTTCGGGCTGGCGGCGTGGCCCTTTGTTACGGTTGGCAACTTTCGGGTTTAAGTCTGCTTCGTTCCCGCCATCGTTAAATTTACCGATTCGGGCGTGGCGCTCTGACTGACGCGCCAGCAGGTCAATTTCCTTGAAGTCTTTCCCTTCTTTCTGCTCCTTCATAATGAGCTGGCAGTAACGTGCGGCGGTGGTGAGCTGCATCTGATCCAGCGGCCCATAGTCGCCCCATTTGTCGCGCTTCTTCCAGCTGTGAACGGTTGCAACTTTCTCGCCCAGCATTTCAGCAATGCGGGCTACGCGGTATCCCTGAAAGTACAGCAGCATGGCCTGCCGACGGGGATCGAGGTCTGCGGGGGTCAGTGTCGTGTTCATGGCCCAAACATACGGCCTTGCCTGACGGCTTTCCCCGGCTGCGGTTTGTGTGGTTTACCGTACAAGTGCCGCGCGTTGTTTCACTCCCCCCATCACCGCAAACATAAGGCTCCAGTAAGTTTTTTCTAACGGAGCACGGCTCATGACAGTGAAAGCAAAGCGTTTCCGTATCGGGGTGGAAGGTGCCACCACTGACGGGCGCGAAATCCAGCGTGAATGGCTGGTACAGATGGCTGCCAGCTACAACCCGACGGTCTATACCGCGCTGATAAACCTTGAGCACATCAAGTCTTATCTGCCGGACAGCACTTTTAACCGCTACGGCAGGGTGACGGGGCTGGTTGCAGAAGAAATCAAGGACGGGCCGCTGGCGGGCAAGATGGCGCTTTATGCCGATATCGAACCCACGGACGCCCTGGTGGAACTGGTGAAAAAGGGCCAGAAGCTTTTCACCTCCATGGAGGTCAGCACGAAGTTTGCCGACACCGGCAAAGCCTACCTTGTGGGGCTGGGTGCGACGGACGATCCGGCGAGCCTTGGCACCGAAATGCTGGCATTCAGCGCCAGCGCCGCACATAACCCGCTGGCGAACCGTAAGCAGAACCCTGAAAACCTGTTTTCGGAAGCGGTTGAAACGCTGATCGAACTGGAAGAAGCCCAGGATGAAAAGCCGTCTCTCTTTGCCCGCGTCACCGCGCTGTTCACCAAAAAAGAGCAGACCGATGAGGCGCGTTTCTCCGACGTGCATAAAGCCGTGGAACTGGTCGCCACCGAGCAGCAGAACCTGAGCGAACGCACTGATAAATCCCTGTCCGAACAGGACAAGCGCCTTTCTGCGCTGGAGTCCTCCCTGCAGGAGCAGCAAACCGCCTTTGCCGAGCTTGAGCAGAAGCTGAGCAGCGAAGACAGCCGTAAAGACTACCGCCAGCGCGCGCCGGGCGGTGACGCACCGGCAGGCACCCTGACCAATTGCTGATGGAGCATAAAACCCGATGAAAAAGAAAACCCGCTTTGCCTTTAACGCTTACCTGCAGCAGCTGGCGCGCCTGAACGGTGTGGAGATTGAAGAACTCTCCAGTAAGTTCACCGTAGAGCCGTCCGTGCAGCAGACTCTGGAAGACCAGATCCAGCAGTCCGCCGCCTTCCTGACGCTGATTAACATTACGCCGGTCACTGAGCAGTCCGGGCAGTTGCTGGGGCTGGGCGTTGGCAGCACCATTGCCGGAACCACCGATACCACCACCAAAGAGCGCGAGCCTACCGATCCGACGCTGATGGAAGACGTGGAATACAAATGCGAGCAGACCAACTTTGATACGGTGCTGACTTACGCAAAACTGGACCTGTGGGCGAAATTCCAGGACTTCCAGGTGCGTATCCGCAACGCCATCGTCAAGCGTCAGGCGCTGGACCGCATCATGATCGGCTTTAACGGCGTGAAGCGTGCCAAAACCTCCAACCGTGCTGAAAACCCGCTGCTGCAGGACGTCAATAAAGGCTGGCTGCAGAAAATCCGCGAAGACGCGCCGGATCACGTCATGGGCAGCACCACGAAAGACGGTGCAACGACTGCAGGCGCGGTCAAGGTGGGCAAGGGCGGCGACTATGCCAACCTGGACGCCGTGGTGATGGATGCCGTCAACGAGCTGATCGACGCGGTTTATCAGGATGATGACGATCTGGTTGTCGTCTGCGGACGTGAACTGCTGTCTGACAAGTATTTCCCGCTGGTCAACAAAGAGCAGGACAACAGCGAGAAAATCGCCGCCGATCTGATCATCAGCCAGAAACGCATGGGCGGCCTGCAGGCTGTGCGCGCGCCTTTCTTCCCGGCAAATGCCCTGCTGATCACCCGTCTGGATAACCTGTCCATCTACTGGCAGGAAGACACCCGCCGCCGTTCTGTTATCGACAACCCGAAACGTGACCGGATTGAAAACTTTGAATCCGTCAACGAGGCGTATGTGGTCGAGGACTACCGCTGTGCGGCGCTGGTTGAAAACATTGAAATCGGTGATTTCAGCGCGCCTGCCGCACCGGAAGGTGGGGAATAACACATGAGCCTGAGTCCCGCACGGCAGCACCGCCTGCGCATTCAGGCCGAACAGGCCGCCCGTGAGGGCGGCAGTGTTCGCCATGCGTCGGGCTATGACCTGATGCTGCTGCAGCTGGCAGAAGACCGCCGCCGCCTCAAGGGCGTCCAGTCCACGGTGAAAAAGGCGGAAATCAAGGTGGAGCTGCTGCCGAAATATTCCGCCTGGGCGGAGGGCGTGTTGGCTGCCGGAGGTGCGCAGCAGGATGACGTGCTGATGTACGTGATGCTGTGGCGTATCGACGCCGGTGATTATGCCGGTGCGCTGGAAATCGGTCGTCATGCGCTGCGCCATGGCTGGGTGATGCCGCTGGGCAACCGTAATGTGCAGACCGTGCTGGCAGAAGAAATGGCAGACGCGGCGCAAAGCGCCCTGCTTGCCGCTGCTGGTTTTGATGCCGATCTGCTCCTGCAGACGCTGGACCTGACAACCGATCTGGATATGCCGGACCAGTCGCGGGCGCGCCTGCATAAAGCCATCGGCGCTGTACTGAGCGAAAGCAACCCGGCATCTGCCCTGAATCACCTTACCCATGCGCTGCAGCTCGATCCCCGCTGTGGCGTGAAAAAAGAAAAACAGCAGCTGGAGCGCAGACTGCGCAATGACAGCCGCTAAAGAACGTGCCCCGCGCACGGGCGGCACGGGGTGGCGAAAGGCACTGCCACATCAAAACCCCGTCCACCGCCCACTTATTCAGGAGAAAGCCGCATGAAGTTTGTTGCGCCCGAACAGGCACCGGAACAGGCGGAGGTCATCAAAAATACGCCGTTCTGGCCTGATGTGGACCTGTCGGAATTTCGCAGTGTGATGCGCACTGATGGCACGGTGACGCAGCCGCGTTTAAAGCAGGTCGTGCTGACGGCGATCTCTGAGGTTAACGCTGAGCTGTACGACTTCCGCAACCGTCAGCAGATGCTGGGCTGGCGGACACTTGCTGAGGTTCCCGCAGAAATGCTGGACGGCAAAAGCGAGCGTATCCAGCACTACCACAACGCTGTTTTTTGCTGGGCGCGCGCTGTGCTCAATGAGCGTTATCAGGACTATGACGCCACGGCGTCAGGTGTGAAGCGAGGGGAGGAGCTGGCGGAGGCCAGCGGCGATCTGTGGCGTGATGCCCGCTGGGCTATCAGCCGGGTGCAGGATGCACCGCACTGTACGGTGGAGCTTATCTGATGAAAGTGCGTGCGCATCAGTATGACACGGTGGACGCGCTTTGCTGGCGTCATTACGGGCGCACGCAGGGTGTCACTGAGCAGGTTCTGCAGGCAAATCCGGGGCTGGCTGAGTACGGCCCATTTTTACCGCACGGGCTGCAGGTGGAGCTGCCGGACATTACGGCGTCAACCACGGTGCAGACCGTCCAGCTATGGGACTGAATTATGACGCTTGAACGAATCAGCGCCTTTATCACTTACTGCATCGCCGTGCTGCTGGCATGGCTGGGCGATCTGTCGCTCAAGGATGCGTCAACGGTTGGCGGCGTACTGATTGGTGTACTGATGCTGGCTATCAACTGGTACTACAAACATCAGTCTTTCAAATTGTTACGTGGCGGCAAAATTTCGCGGGGGGAATATGAATCCTTCAATCGTTAAGCGCTGCCTTGTCGGGGCGGTGCTGGCTATCGCCGCCACGCTGCCCGGTTTCCAGTCGCTTCATACCTCCGTTGAGGGGCTGAAACTGATCGCCGATTACGAGGGATGCCGCCTGCAGCCTTATCAGTGCAGCGCGGGCGTATGGACCGACGGGATCGGCAATACATCTGGTGTGGTGCCGGGCAAAACCATCACGGAACGGCAGGCGGCGCAGGGACTTATCACCAATGTGCTGCGCGTGGAGCGGGCGCTGGATAAATGTGTGGTGCAGCCGATGCCGCAAAAGGTCTATGACGCGGTGGTGTCGTTTGCTTTCAACGTGGGCACCGGCAACGCCTGCCGCTCCACGCTGGTTAAGTTGCTGAACCAGCGGCGCTGGGAGGATGCCTGCCATCAGCTGCCGCGCTGGGTATATGTCAAAGGTGTTTTTAATCAGGGGCTGGACAACCGCCGCGCGCGGGAAATGGCCTGGTGCTTAAAAGGAGCATAACGGAATGAAAAAGAAAGTCATGAGCGTTTTTTTTCAGCTGGCATGGGCTGCGCTGTTGGTTATCAGCCTGCTGTATCCGCGCAGCGGTGCGCCGGTTCTGGTTGGTGCGTCTGTCTGGGTGTCATGCTTCCTCGCCTGGCTGCTTGCTGCGCTGTGCGCTGTCGGGTGGTTCGCCGGAGAGAGGGCGCGCGATGAGGTCAGGGCGGCATTGCTGAAATTCAGGGCGCACCCTGTAAAACCCGTGCGTACATGGATAATCAGGCTGCTTATTGTTCTGTGCCTGGCGTTTTCGGGATGGGTGATCACCCTGGTGTTTTACCTGCTGACGCTGGTTCTGTATCAGATTGCCCGCGCGCAGCTTCATGAGCCGATGGCGGCCTGATGCGTGCGCTGGCGGTAGTGCTGGTGCTGGTACTTGCGGCGCTGGGCTGGCAGTCGTGGCGGCTAAACAATGCCAGCCACACCATCGAAACGCAGGGCGCGGCGCTGAAAAGCAAAACGCAGGAGCTGACGAAGAAAAACAGCCAGCTGATCGGCCTGTCCATTCTGACTGAAACCAACAGCCGGGAGCAGACGCGGCTTTATGCGGCAGCGGAACAGACCACCGCACTACTGCGCAGCCGCCAGCACCGGATCGAGGAACTGAAACGTGAAAACGAGGATTTGCGCCGCTGGGCTGATACTCCTTTGCCTGCTGACATTATCCGGCTGCGGGAGCGTCCGGCCCTCGCCGGAGGTGCAGCTTACCGTGAGTGGCTGTCCCAGAGTGACGCAGTGCCGCCTGGAAAGGTCAGCGCCGCGCAGTAACGGCGATCTGAATGCGGTGCTGGATGAAACCGAGGCCGCCTGGGCGGTCTGTGCTGACAAAGTGGACACGATTATTGCGTGTCAGGAGCGAGACAGTGAACAAACCGCAGTCCTTACGCAGCGCCCTGAATAAAGCGGTTGCCTATGTCCGGGACAACCCGGACAAGCTGCACCTTTTCGTTGATAACGGCTCACTGGTGGCAACAGGAGCCAGCTCCATGTCATGGGAATACCGCTACACCCTGAACGTGGTGATCGAGGATTTCAGCGGCGACCAGAATCTGCTGATGGCTCCAGTCCTGCTGTGGCTCAGTACCAGCCAGCCGGATGCCATCAACAACCCGGAACTGCGCGAAAAACTGCTCACCTTTGAAGTGGATATTCTGCGCAACGATGTGTGCGATATCAGCCTGAACCTGCAGCTGACGGAGCGCGTGCTTGTCAGCACTGACGGCAGCGTGTCAAGCGTTGAAGCGGTGCCGGAGCCGGACGAACCCGAAGAAATGTGGACGGTGAAACGTGGATGAGCTGCAGAGGGTGGATGACTGGCTGACGGCGCTGCTGGCAAATCTGGAGCCTGCTGCACGCAGCCGTATGATGCGGCAACTGGCGCAACAGCTGCGCCGGACGCAGCAGCAGAACATCAGGTTGCAGCGTAATCCTGACGGCAGCGGTTATGAGCCGCGCCGGGTGACAGCCCGCAGCAAGAAGGGGCGCATCAAACGCCAGATGTTTGCAAAGCTTCGCACTACAAAATACCTGAAAACCGCCGCCAGTGCGGACTCCGCCAGCGTGCAGTTTGATGGCAAGGTGCAGCGCATTGCCCGTGTTCACCATTACGGCCTACGGGATCGCGTCAGCCGAAAAGGCCCGGAGGTCCGCTACGCAGAGCGCCGCCTTTTGGGCGTGAATGATGAGGTGGAAACCATCACCCGTGACACTCTGCTGCGCTGGCTGGCGGGGTGATCTTTGTGCCAGCGCTGGTACAAGCGCCCGCGCTGCCTCCCTTTTCCCTCTGATGGCAACCTTTCGTTATGAATGCACAACTGACCGAAATTATGCGCCTTATCACCAACCTGATCCGCACCGGCACCGTGACCGTAGTGGACCGGGAAAACTGGCTGTGCCGGGTGAAAGTGGGCGAGCTTGAAACCAACTGGATTAACTGGCTGACGCTGCGTGCCGGTGGTGCCCGTACATGGTGGTGCCCGTCGCCGGATGAGCAGGTGGTGGTGCTGAGCATGGGCGGCAATCTGGAAACCGCTTTTGTGCTGCCTGCCATCTATTCCAATCAGTTTGCGCCGCCGTCAGATTCCGTGGACGGCTGCGTGACGGAGTACCCGGACGGGGGCTGGTTTGAGTATGAACCCGCCACCGGGCGGTGGCATGTCCGGGGTATCAAATCCATGGTGATCGAGGCGGCGGACAATATCACCCTCAAAACCGGTGAGTTTGTGGTGGAGGCTGACACCACGCGCATCAACAGTGAGGTGGTGATCAATGGCGGCGTCACCCAGGGCGGCGGCGCGATGAGTTCCAACGGGATCGTGGTGGATAAACACGGTCACACCGGCGTGAAGTCCGGCGGCGATACGTCAGGAGGCCCGGTATGACGCTGTATATCGGCATGGGCCAGGGCAATGGCAAGGCCATTACTGATACGGACCATCTGCGCCAGTCAGTGCGGGATATTCTGCTGACCCCACAGGGCAGCCGGATCGCCCGCCGGGAATATGGTTCCCTGCTGTCCGCCCTGATTGACCAGCCACAGAACCCGGCGCTGCGCCTGCAGGTCATGTCTGCGGTCTATGTGGCGCTGAGCCGCTGGGAGCCACGACTTACGCTGGATTCCATCACCATCAGCAGCAATTTTGACGGCTCCATGGTGGTTGAGCTTACCGGGCAGCGCAACAACGGCGCGCCGGTTTCCCTTTCGGTGTCAACAGGAGCAGACAATGGCAGTGATTGACCTTTCCCAGCTGCCCGCGCCGCAGATAGTGGACGTGCCGGATTTTGAGACGCTGCTGGCTGAGCGCAAGGCCGCTTTTGTGGCCCTTTATCCTGAGGATGAGCAGGACGCGGTACGGCGCACGCTGGCGCTGGAATCTGAACCCGTCACCAAGCTGCTGCAGGAAAGCACCTACCGCGAAATACTTCTGCGCCAGCGTATTAACGAGGCCGCGCAGGCGGTCATGGTGGCGTATGCCATCGGTGGCGATCTCGATCAGTTGGCAGCCAATTACAACGTGAAGCGCCTGACGGTAACGCCTGCTGACAATGACGCGGTGCCGCCGGTCGCAGCCGTCATGGAAAGCGATGAGGCGCTACGCCTGCGTGTTCCGGCTGCGTTTGAGGGGTTGTCCGTTGCGGGACCGACGGCGGCCTATGAGTTTCACGCCAAAAGCGCGGACGGGCGCGTGGCAGATGCCAGCGCAACCAGTCCGGCACCGGCGGAGGTGGTGCTTACCGTGCTGAGTCGTGAGGGTGACGGTACGGCAGGGGCTGCTCTGCTGGCGGTGGTGGATCAGGCGCTTAACAGCGAGAACGTGCGCCCAGTGGCAGACCGCCTGACGGTGCGCAGCGCCGAAATAATCCCGTACAGCGTGGATGCGACGATTTTTCTTTATCCGGGGCCGGAAGCTGAGCCTGTGATGGCGGCAGCAAAAGCCAGCCTGCAGAAGTACATCGCCAGTCAGACGCGGCTGGGCCGTGATATCCGCCGTAGCGCCATTTATGCCGCGCTGCACGTTGAGGGCGTCCAGCGTGTGGAACTGGCGTCCCCGCTGGCTGATGTGGTGCTGGATAAGACGCAGGCGGCGTCCTGTACGGAATGGAGCGTAACCAACGGGGGCACCGATGAATAGCCTGCTGCCGCCAGGTTCATCGCCGCTTGAGCGCCGACTGGCGCAGACCTGCAGCGGGATTTCCGATCTGCAGGTGCCGCTGCGCGACTTGTGGAACCCGGCAACGTGTCCGGTCAGCTTTCTGCCGTATCTGGCGTGGGCATTTTCCGTTGACCGCTGGGACGAAAGCTGGACGGAGAGTGTTAAGCGTCGGGTAGTTCAGGACGCTTTCTATATCCATCAGCACAAGGGGACGACCAGTGCAGTGCGGCGCGTGGTGGAGCCGTTCGGTTTCCTGATCCGCATCATTGAGTGGTGGCAGACCGGCGAGACGCCGGGGACGTTTCGCCTGGACATTGGTGTGCAGGACCAGGGCATCACGGAAGAAACGTATCTGGAACTGGAGCGCCTGATCAGTGACGCCAAGCCGTGCAGCCGTCATCTGATCGGTATGTCCATCAATCTGCAGACCAGCGGCCCCTATTTTGTGGGCGCAGCTACCTACACCGGCGAAGAAATCACGATCTACCCGTATATCAACGAAACCATTATTTCCGGCGGCACCGCTTACGAGGGCGGGGCGGTCCATGTTATTGACACAATGAGAGTGAATCCATGAGCGCAAAATTTTATACCCTGTTGACGGATATCGGCGCTGCGAAACTGGCAAGCGCCGCCGCGCTTGGTGTCCCGCTTAAGATTACCCAGATGGCTGTGGGCGACGGTGGCGGCGTGCTACCGTCGCCAAGCGCGCAGCAGACAGCGCTGGTTGCAGAAAAACGCCGCGCTTCCCTCAATATGCTGTACATCGATCCGCAGAACAGCAGTCAGATTATTGCTGAGCAGGTGATCCCCGAAACTGAGGGCGGTTGGTGGATTCGTGAGGTTGGTTTGTTCGATGAAACCGGCGCACTGATTGCCGTCGGCAACTGCCCTGAGAGCTATAAGCCGCAGCTGGCGGAGGGGAGCGGGCGCACGCAGACGGTGCGCATGGTGCTGATTACCAGCAGCACCGAAAACATTACCCTGAAAATTGACCCGTCAGTGGTGCTGGCAACCCGTAAATACGTGGATGACAAGGTGCTGGAGTTGAAGGTGTATGTGGATGACCTTATGGCAAAGCATATCGACGCTAACGATCCCCATACGCAGTATGCGCCGAAAGCCAGCCCGACATTCACTGGCATGCCAAAAGCGCCGACGGCGGCGGCAGGCAATAATTCCACGCAGCTTGCAAATACGGCCTTTGTACAGGCGGCAATTGCCGCGCTTGTTGATTCCTCACCGGGGGCACTGGATACGCTGAATGAACTGGCTAAAGCGTTAGGTAACGATCCGAACTTTGCCACCACCATGACCAATGCGCTTGCCGGAAAGATGGATAAATCAGCCAATGGTGCTGATATCGCCGATATTTCCGAGTTTCTGAATAATCTTGGTCTGGGGGCTGGCTCCGCTCTGCCGGTTGGTGTTCCTGTTCCTTGGCCTCTTGCAGCAGCACCTGCCGGCTGGTTGAAATGCAACGGTGCAGCCTTTACTGCTGCGCAGTATCCGAAGCTGGCTCAGGCGTATCCGGGGCTAAAGCTTCCTGATTTACGCGGTGAGTTTATTCGCGGCTGGGATGACGGGCGAGGTGTAGATAGTGGAAGAAATTTAGTCACGGCACAAGGGGATGCAATCAGGAATATATCAGGTCAAATTTTCGCGGGCACCTCTGGTAATTCGCAGTATGTTTTCTCTGGTGCAAACGGTGCTTTTTCACAAAGTGGATTACCATTCGGCCCCAATCTTGCGGGAAGCACCGGCACTGGCGACCAGCGGTCTTCTGGTATCGAATTCTCCGCATCACGTCAGGTTCCGACAGCACTCGAAAATCGTCCGCGTAACATCGCATTCAACTTTATCGTGAGGGCCGCATAATGCAGACTGCAGTATTAGAAAATGGCTTCGCTGTCGTGGCGGGGGAAGTTGTCGTGTTCAACTACGACGGCCTGACGCGAGAGTACCTCTCACAGTCAACAGAGTATCTACCGGTTGGCGTCAGTATCCCTGCTAATGCCTGCACAGACACCCCGTTGGCTGCAAAAAGCGGTTATGCTGTCTGTAGAAACATTAAGCTGACAGGTTGGGAATATCTGGTGGATCACCGGGGTGAAACTGTCTGGAATGTTAAAACCGGGGAGGCGCAACAAATTACCGTACTGGGCGATTATCCTGCTGATACCACCATCTACCCGCCATCGACACCTTATGATAAGTGGAACGGTGAGCGCTGGTTAACAGATGAGGCGGTGAAAGCTGCGGCAGACATTGCCGAAGCGACAGCAACTAAAACAGCGCTTATCAAAGGTGCAGCTGAGAAGATAGAGCCGCTGCAGGATGCCGTTGAGCTGGATATGGCAACCGAAGAAGAAAAGAGTAGTTATGATGCCTGGCGAAAATATCGTGTGTTGCTGACGCGCGTGGATACATCGCTGGCACCGGATATTGACTGGCCTGAACCACCCAAAGATTAATCCCGTCCCCGCGCCTGCGGGGATTTTTTTGCTCCTTCCATTGTGCCATTCACCATACATAGCCCGGCGCGTGCGCCGCGTGCATATCAACCAGAACATAGGCACACCCCCTGTAAACCGGAGAGACTGCCTTATGGCTCAGGATAACCACCACGGGGTGCGCGTTGTTGAAATCAACGAGGGCACCCGATCCATTACCACGGTGAGCACCGCCATCGTGGGCATGGTCTGCACCGGCGATGATGCTGATGCGTCCATGTTTCCCCTCAATAAGCCAGTCCTACTGACTGATGTACTAACCGCCAGCGGGAAAGCGGGCGAGTCCGGCACGCTGGCCCGTTCGCTGGATGCCATTGCCGACCAGGCGAAACCTGTGACCGTCGTTGTACGTGTTGCGCAGGGCGAAACCGAAGCGGAGACCACCTCCAACATTATCGGCGGCGTGACTGCTGACGGTAAAAAAACGGGCATGAAAGCGCTGCTTTCAGCGCAGTCGCAGCTGGGCGTCAAGCCGCGCATCCTCGGCGTGCCGGGACACGACACGCAGGCGGTTGCTACTGAGCTGCTGAGCGTGGCGCAGAGTCTGCGTGGGTTCGCCTACCTGTCCGCCTACGGCTGCAAAACGGTGGAAGAAGCGATTGCCTACCGTGACAATTTCAGCCAGCGAGAGGGGATGCTGATCTGGCCTGACTTCATCAACTTTGACACCGTGATGAATGCAGATGCGACGGCCTACGCCTCCGCCCGTGCGCTTGGCCTGCGTGCCAAAATTGACGAACAGACCGGCTGGCACAAAACCCTTTCTAACGTTGGCGTGAACGGCGTCACCGGCATTTCCGCCGATGTGTTCTGGGATCTGCAGGACCCGGCAACCGATGCGGGACTGCTCAACCAGAATGACGTGACCACGCTTATCCGCAAAGACGGCTTCCGCTTCTGGGGTTCCCGCTGCCTCAGTGACGATCCACTTTTTGCCTTTGAGAACTACACCCGCACGGCGCAGGTGCTGGCTGACACGATCGCAGAAGCGCACATGTGGGCGGTGGATGGCGTGCTTAACCCGTCGCTGGCCCGTGACATTATCGAAGGTATCCGCGCCAAACTGCGCAGCCTGAAAACGCAGGGCTACATCATCGGCGCAGATTGCTGGCTGGATGAGTCGGTGAACGATAAAGACTCCCTGAAAGCCGGGAAACTCACTATCGACTACGACTACACGCCGGTGCCGCCGCTTGAAAACCTGATGCTGCGCCAGCGCATCACCGATCAGTACCTGCTGGATTTCTCCAGCCAGGTCAGCGCGTAAGGGGACACCATGGCTTTACCACGTAAGTTAAAACACCTGAACCTGTTCAACGACGGGAACAACTGGCAGGGGATCGTTGAGTCTCTGACCCTGCCTAAATTCACCCGCAAGTTTGAGAAGTATCGCGGCGGCGGTATGCCGGGCGCGGTGGACGTGGATATGGGGCTGGATGACGGCGCACTGGACACGGAATTTTCAATCGGCGGCACCGAACTGCTGTTATTCAAGCAGATGGGCAAAGCCACTGTTGACGGCATCCAGCTTCGTTTCACCGGCTCCATTCAGCGTGACGATACCGGCGAAGTGCAGGCCGTTGAGCTGGTTGTGCGCGGACGTCATAAAGAAGTGGATTCCGGCGAGTGGAAAACCGGCGAGAGCAGCACCACGAAAGTCAGCAGCACCAACAGCTACGCGAAGCTGACCATTAACGGTGAGGTACTTTATGAGGTCGATCTGGTCAACATGGTTGAAATTGTTGACGGCGTGGACCTGATGGAAGAACACCGTAATGCCCTCGGCCTCTGATTAACCTTAACGGCGCGGGCAGCCGCGCCAGTAGTTCATTAACAGGAAACGAACATGAGCGACAAACTGACTGAAAAGACTGTGCAACTGGATACCCCGATCAAGCGCGGTAAAACTGAAATTACCGAAATTGTGCTGCGCAAGCCGCAGTCCGGCGCACTGCGTGGCACCCGTCTGCAGGCCATTATGGATATGGACGTGGGCGCGATGATGACTGTAATCCCGCGAATCTCTACCCCGACACTGACCGCGCAGGAAATGGCAGAACTGGACCCCGCCGATCTCACCGCATTGTCGGTAGAGGTGGTGACTTTTTTGTTGAAGAAGTCGGTGCTTGCCGGTTTACCGACAGCCTGACGGTTGATGATTTGGTGGCAGATATTGCCACCATCTTTCACTGGTCGCCGTCCACCACTGACGTTATGCCGCTGACTGATGTGCTGGAGTGGCGGCATAAAGCGATTCAGAGAAGCGGGGCCAGCGATGAGTGACAACAACCTGCGCCTGCAGGTGATTCTTAATGCGGTTGACAAGCTCACCCGCCCATTCCGATCCGCGCAGGCCAGCTCAAAAGAGCTGGCTACTGCGCTTCAAACTACCCGGAACAGTTTGAAAGAACTGAATAAACAGGCCGGGCGTATTGATGAATTCCGTAAAACCCGGTCACAGCTTGCAATCACTGCAACAAATCTCAGTGCTGCGCGCGAAGAAGCCGCAAAACTTGCCACGCAGTTTGCTGCAACAAATCGCCCAACTGCTGCTCAGGCTAGATTATTTAGTCAGGCAAAAAACCGTGTGCAGGAACTGCAGCAGACCTACAACGGCCTGTTGGGTTCGGTACAACGGCAGCGGCAAGCGCTGAAAGAATCCGGCATTGATACTAAACAGCTCAGTAGCGCCCAGCGGGAACTGCGTAAAAATGCCGACGAAACCCGGCAGGCTCTGGAACGTCAGCAGAAATCCCTCAAACGCCTGGGCGAACAGCAAGCGAAAATGAATGCCGCACGTGAGCAATATTCACGCCGTCTTGAGGTGAGGGATCGCATTGCAGGGGCAGGGGCAACCACCACGGCAGCGGGTCTGGCAATGGGCGCGCCGGTCATGGCAGCGGTAAAAAGCTACGCCAGCATGGAAGATGCCATGAAAGGCGTGGCAAAGCAGGTAAACGGGCTGCGGGACGATAACGGCAACCGCACGAAACAGTTTTATGACATGCAGGATGCCATCAAGGCCGCCAGCGAACAGCTGCCGATGGAGAACGGGGCTATAGACTATGCCGCTCTGGTTGAAGGTGGTGCGCGTATGGGCGTAACCAACCAGGACGATCCATACGAAGACCAGAAGCGTGACCTGCTGGCTTTTGCATCCACGGCGGCAAAAGCCGCAACGGCATTTGAGCTACCCGCTGACGAGCTGGCGGAAGGGCTGGGTAAAATTGCGCAGCTGTATAAAGTACCAACCCGCAATATTGAACAGCTGGGCGACGCGCTGAACTACCTGGACGATAACGCTATGTCGAAGGGCGCGGATATTATCGACGTGCTGCAGCGCATGGGGGGCGTGGCTGACAGGCTCGACTTCCGTAAAGCTGCCGCGCTGGGTTCTACCTTTTTGTCACTTGGTGCAGCGCCGGATGTAGCAGCCAGTGCAGCTAATGCGATGGTCCGTGAGTTGTCGATTGCAACGCAACAAAGTAAGGGTTTTTATGAAGGCATGGACCTGCTAAAGCTAAACCCGGAAAAGATTCAGAAGGATATGACCCGTGATGCAATAGGGACTATTCAGCGGGTGCTGGAGAAGGTCAACAAGCTGCCGCAGGATAAACGCCTGTCCGCCATGACGATGATATTTGGCAAGGAGTTTGGCGATGATGCGGCGAAGCTTGCGAACAACCTGCCGGAGCTGCAGCGACAGCTGAAATTAACTTCAGGCACTGAGGCTAACGGCTCCATGCAGAAAGAATCCGATATCAATAAGGATTCACTTTCTGCGCAGTGGTTGCTTGTTAAAACGGGCGCGCAGAACGCTTTTAGCAGTCTGGGGGAAACGCTGCGCCAGCCGCTGATGGATATCATGGGGTACGTCAAAAACGTTACCGGGGCACTGCGTCGATGGGTTGAGGCTAACCCGCAGCTGGCGGGCACGCTGATGAAAGTGGCTGCAGCCACAGCTGCGATCACCGTTGTGCTCGGCACGCTGGCGGTGGCCGTGGCTGCCGTGCTGGGGCCGCTGGCGGTGATCCGTTTTGGCCTGTCCGTGCTGGGTGTAAAAACACTCCCCTCCGTTATGTCTGCAGTGACCCGCACCGGCGGCGCGCTGTCCTGGCTGGCAAATGCGCCGCTTTCCCTGTTGCGCCGTGGCCTGGCGGCATCCGGCAGCAGCGCCGGATTGCTGGCATCTCCCCTTAACTCCCTGCGCCGTTCTGCCGGGCTGGCTGGCAATGCGCTGAAAGCGCTGGCCGGTGCGCCGCTTGCTGTCCTTCGCGGCGGAATGTCTGGTATTCGCAACATTATCGCCATGGTAATGAATCCGCTGGCCGCGTTGCGCGGGGGATTATCCGCAGCCGGTGGCGTGCTGCGTTTTCTGGCGTCCGGCCCGCTGGCCCTCCTTCGCGTTGCGCTGTACGGGATTTCTGGATTGCTGGGCGCCCTGCTTAGTCCGATAGGGCTCGTTGTGGCGGCGCTGGCTGGCGTGGCGCTGGTTGCCTGGAAATACTGGCAGCCGATAAGCGCATTTTTAGGCGGAGTGGTTGAAGGATTCAAAGCTGCAGCTGCGCCTATCAGTGCGGCGTTTGAGCCACTGCAGCCTGTTTTCCAGTGGATAGGTGACAAGGTCCAGGCATTGTGGGGCTGGTTTACTGATTTGCTTACGCCGGTTAAATCCACTTCCGAAGAGCTGAACAGCGCAGCTGCAATGGGCCGCAGGTTTGGTGAGGCACTGGCGGAAGGTCTGAATATGGTGATGCACCCGCTTGAGTCTCTCAAGTCAGGCGTGTCGTGGTTGCTAGAAAAACTCGGCATCGTCAGTAAGGAAGCGGCAAAAGCAAAATTACCAGAACAGGTTACACGACAGCATCCTGCTACGGTGAACAGTGACGGTAAGGTGGTGTTGCCACCTGGCGGATTTCCGTCGATGGGGTTTGCAGGCATGTATGACAGCGGTGGCACAATCCAGCGAGGTCAGTTTGGCATCGTTGGGGAGAACGGCCCCGAAATAGTGAACGGTCCCGCAAATGTCACCGGTCGAAAACGCACTGCTGAGCTGGCAAGGATGGCGGCAACGCTCAATCCTTCACAAGCGGAACCAGCCAGCGCTAAACGGCGTCCTGAAAGCAGGATTATTTTGCCGCCTGATAGCGTGAATGGCCCAGCAAACCTTCCTGTAAGCAATCGTGCTACTGAACTGACGAAACTGGCGGCAAAGGTAAGCCCCTCTCACGATGTAACATCCAGCCGGGAGCAACGGGCTGAAAGCCGGTTAATGTTGCCGTCTGAAATCGCTAACGCCCCGGTAAAATTTCCGAGTAGAGATCGCTCTGTTGAGCTTGCTGGTATCGCTGCAGCCGTCATGCCGACACAGGCCGTTACGGAAATCACGGCGAAAAGGGCTGATCCGGAGACTTTAAGTCAGAAGGTTCTGGCTTCCGTCATAGCTGGCGTAATGGGCGTAGCGGCAGCACCTGCGGAGGCTGCTCCACTGCATCCGTACAGCCTACCGGCAATGGCATACAAACAAAGTCAACCTGCGAAATCTGCCAGCGTACCGCCAGTGATCCGTTATGAGATTAACGCGCCGATTCATATCACTGCCCAGCCTGGGCAGAGTGCGCAGGATATTGCCCGCGAAGTCGCGCGGCAGCTTGACGAGCGCGAGCGCAAAGCCAGGGCTAAAGCGCGGAGTAATTTCAGTGATCAAGGGGGATATGAATCATGATGATGGTGCTGGGGTTATATGTCTTCATGCTGCGTACAGTGCCATATCAGGAGCTGCAGTATCAGCGAAGCTGGCGACACGCCGCCAACAGTCGGGTGAACCGGCGACCATCAACGCAGTTTCTTGGCCCGGATAATGACCCGCTGACGTTATCTGGCGTACTGCTGCCGGAAGTCACCGGGGGCAGGCTGTCATTGCTCGCGCTGGAGCAAATGGCAGAGCTGGGCAAAGCATGGCCTCTGATTGAGGGAAGCGGGACCATTTACGGCATGTTTGTGATCGAGAGCCTGAGTCAGACAAAAACAGAGTTTTTTGAAAGCGGAATGCCTCGCCGTATTGAGTTTACGCTGACCCTGAAAAGGGTTGATGAGTCGCTGTCTGATATGTTCGGCAGTCTCAGCGATCAGCTCAGTAACCTGCAGGACTCTGCAACATCTGCGATAGGTAATATTAAAAATACGGTTGGAGGGTTGCTGCAGTGAATTTTAGCTCTGATCTTTTTGACCTGAACAGCAAAAGCCCGGCTTTCAGTATCACCATTGAAGGTAAGGACGTGACTACCGCGCTGGATGCGCGCTTGATGAGTCTGACGCTGACCGATAACAGGGGTTTTGAGGCTGACCAGCTTGATCTGGAGCTGGACGACGCCGACGGGCAGATCGTTCTGCCGCGACGTGGTGCCGTTATTCAGCTGGCGCTGGGATGGAAGGGCCAGCCACTTTTCCCAAAAGGGGCATTCACGGTGGATGAGATTGAGCATAGCGGTGCCCCTGACCGCCTGACCATTCGCGCACGTAGTGCTGATTTTCGTGAAACCCTCAATACCCGGCGCGAAAAGTCATGGCACCAGACAACCGTTGGCGATGTGGTAAAGGAAATCGCAGCACGGCATGACCTCAAAATGGCGTTGGGTAAAGACCTGACGGATAAGGCGCTGGATCACATGGACCAGACCAATGAAAGCGATGCCAGTTTCCTGATGAAGCTGGCGCGCCAGTATGGGGCGATTGCTTCCGTTAAGGATGGAAACCTGCTGTTTATCAGGCAGGGGCAGGGAAGAACAGCGAGCGGTAAGCCGTTGCCGGTTATCACCATTGAACGTAAAGCCGGTGACGGTCATCGTTTTACCCTGGCTGATCGTGGTGCTTATACCGGTGTAATTGCCAGTTGGCTGCATACTCGCGAACCCAAGAAAAAAGAAACAACCAAGGTTAAGCGCCGCCGGAAGAAAACCACCGCGCCCAAAGAGCCGGAAGCAAAACAGGGTGATTATCTGGTGGGAACGGATGAAAACGTGCTGGTTCTTAATCGTACTTACGCAAACCGCAGCAATGCTGAGCGTGCGGCAAAAATGCAATGGGAGCGCCTGCAGCGTGGTGTTGCGTCTTTCTCCCTGCAGCTCGCTGAGGGCCGGGCAGATCTCTACACCGAAATGCCGGTAAAGGTGAGCGGCTTTAAGCAGCCTATCGACGATGCCGAATGGACCATTACAACTTTGACGCATACGGTCAGCCCGGATAATGGTTTTACTACCAGTCTGGAGCTTGAAGTAAAAATTGATGATTTAGAAATGGAATGATTTTGTTCACAAAATGGATGTGTAGTGTATCATTATGTGATTGCGAGGAATCGGTGGGGAGAGACGGATATGATGAATTGTCCGAAATGCGGACATGCTGCACATACTCGTAGTAGCTTTCGGGTGTCTGATAACACAAAAGAACGCTACTGCCAGTGCCAAAATATTAATTGTGGCACCACTTTTGTTACCCATGAAACCGTCGTGCGCTACATTGTTACCCCTGGACTTGTCGATCATGCTCCGCCACACCCATTAAATAGTGGTCAGGGACACATGAATTTCTAA